ATTCGCTGACGCACGCCGCGACCTTCGCGGTCAACTACGTTAGCGAAAGTGATCACAACGTAACGACCTTGGCGGATACCTTCCCGCTCGATGCCGTGAATAACGGGAGTATCGCCGCGATCCTGCTGGTGAACCTCGGGGATGACAACGCGCTGGTATCATTCCAGAACAGCGGCTTCCTTCACATGGTGATCCCGCCCGGCAGGTTCGTGGAGGTGCATCGTTTCAGCACGGAGATGAAGGCGGCCTTCGCGGGTTTCGCCATCGCCGCGGAGAACACTTCGACCACGGTGCGCGCGATCGTCGCATGGACCGCATAGGATGCTGCATATAACGCAATCCCCGACGCCCCTTTCTTCGGCCTACGGGCCGAACGAAACCGTGGTGGCTTCTGACCTGTCGCCCACAAGTCAGGACCCTACGGATGTTGTTGCGGTGAGCAGCATCTTCTACGACGACGTCTACGGGCTTGTCGCCTTCGTTGGTGGCGGCGCGGTACAACCGTGGATGCGCCCAGGGCAGCCCTTCACATTGGAAGGCACGGAGAACGGCCTGTATGATGGGGAATGGCTCATAACGGACGACCCCGTTGGCGGACAGGTCCAGTTCAATGGCGAGAACCTTGGCCCCGCGATCGGCGGAACGATGCGCCGTGTGTACCGGAACTACGTGGTTATAGCCGAGGTGACGATGAACGGACGCCCCCCGGTGAAGTACCGCCTGCTGCCCGGATCGGACGGATTCTTTCACCTCGACGTGAGCGACCTCGCAAAGCGGACCTTCCTCGACGTGTTCGACCTGTGCGACGATTCCGCGGGCCTGCTGGCGCTGTTCAGCGCCGAGGGTTACATAACCCAACGCTACACGATCAGGTTCACCGAAGGCTACGATGTGCTGCAAGATGACGGCACTTGGGTCTTCACATGGTTCAACAAGGGCTTCGAGGTGACGTCGCAGCCAAAGGCCATCGTGAACAGCGTCCGCGAGTATCACCACGACAACGAGTACACGGAGGCCGTTGACCGCACATGGAATGAGGACTTGACGCCGTTCGGTGTCATGCAACTTCCGTACACGCGGCGCTGGCTAACGCACAACCCAGGGCAGGGCGGCACGGTGGTGGATAGGGATACCGCGCAGCGGGCATCGCTTACCGACCCCTGCTGGATCGCCTTCCTCTATTGGGGAAAGTGGCACATGCCTTGGATCCGCGTGCAGTGGTGGACGCAGGGCGGCGGCACCGGAATGGCGAACCATCAGATCACGTTGACTGGAACGGAATCCTCATGGATCCTCAACGCATCGGCTGCGGCCCTTGCCCTGCCGGATACTACCGAGCGTTGGTGCGTCAGCATGTGGAATCCTGCTCAGGATGTTCAATACCTGGAGCGCATTTGGTTCGTTCGCGATGACCGTTGCGAAACAGGGACGCGCTTCTACGCGCTGAACGAACTCGGCGCGGTGGATCAGTACACCGTGGACGGCAAGGTATCGCGGACCAACAGCGTTGACCGTACACAGATGGCCAAGCTGAACAGGAAGCGTAAGCCTTCGATCGCCGGGGATCACGACCGCCGCATCTGGAAGGTGGACCTCTCAAAGTATTATTCGGCCTCCACACGCACGGAGCGCAAGTGGACGGCCCGCTGGCTCATGGATGCAATACTCTCGAGCGTTGACGTACGGCTGCGCAAGATGCCGGACGGTGAGCAGTTCACGCCGGTACTCATCGAAAGTTCGGAGTTCGACGCCGGAGAGAACTCCTCGCGCTTCGCGCTGGAATGGCGCCTCGGGGTGGATGAAACGCGCCAACGCCGATGAGAGCGGAACTGAATGGCATCGAGGTGGACATGGACCCGGACGAGGTTCCGGGGTTCACGTATGCCATATACGAGCCGTTCGAGGTTGGCGTTGTCACCGGGCACCGTTCCACCACGATCGACATCCCCGCAACGAATGCGGCGCGTGCTGCGGCTGGCGGGGTGGCGATCACCGAGGAGCAGGGGGAAAGCACCTTGCGCATAGGGCAGGGCACGGACTATTGGTGGCAGGGCCGCGTGTTGATCGAAGAGCAGACGCGCGACACGATCACCCTGCAAAGTGTAGGCGGCAACGCATCGTGGACGGACCACCTGAACAACCGTAACCTTAGGGATCTTGACCTTGGCGTTGTGCCGGAGTTGACGGCGGTCCTTCAGGTGGCATCGAACCATACCACGGAGACGCCGTATTGCTTCCCGCTGATCGACTACTTCGGGTGGGACGCCGCCGACCCCGTCACCACGGAGGTCGAAGATCTGCTTCCGGGTATCCGCATCGGGTACGCGGTGGAGGCTGCGCTGGACGAGATAGGGTGGACGATCGTGCCGCGCGGATCGTTGACCACGGGGTGGTACCGGTATATTATCCCCAGCACCGGCGGTCTGGAGGGCCTTGTTCCCAGCGCCGAGGTGATCGCGGAGAATGTTGCCAAGGTGGACAGTAGCGCATCCTCGGTGTTCACGCCAGAGATGGGTCCGTACACCGGTTCTATATCGTGGCCCTTCTCCCCGGATACCACGGTAGACCCCGGTGGCAACATCGTCAGCGCGGTACAGTACAACGCGCCGTTCCCTTGCACCATCAGCACGACGGTTCGGTTCTTTATTGAGCCGTTCGATACGGACTATTCCGAGCAGCGGTTCCTTCAGTTCTGGCTCGAAACGTCCGGCGGCACGATCATCTCCCCTGCCGTCACCCGCACCCTGTGGAGCCTTGGCACGGGGGACCAGACCATCGAACTGCCGGACGTTACGGTAGCGGCGGGAACGACCGTCGTTGTGAAGTTCACCTACTGGTACATGACGGTTTCGCCTCCCCTGCCGATCACGGTGACGATGCCGGGCGTGACCTTCACCGTGAAGAATGTGACCTACGGCCCTGGCACGTCCTTCGACCTTGCATCCGCCGCCCCGGATATGACCGTGATGGACGCCTTCAAAGGGATGATCCTTGCGCGGGATCTTGTCTTCACTACCGACGAACTCGCGCGAAGGATAACGGTGTTCCTTGCGCGCGAGTTCTTCAAGGGCCCGAACGGGGGCGTGTCATGGTTGGGGCGTGAGGACCACAGCGAACTTCCGGTGAAGAAGCTGACCGAAAAGCCGACGCGCCTTGTCCTACGCTATGCACAGGACACGGACGATGCCGAGGTCCGACGCCTGAACGTATCCGTTGGGGATCGCCTCTACGGGGGCTACATCGAAGACATGGGCGGATCAGACCGCGAGAAGGTCGTGGAAAGCCCCTTCGCAGCTACGGCGATGGGAACGTACACGAACGGCACCGATGTGGTCTTCATTCCCAAGATGCGGTATGAAGACGAGAACGGTGACGCGCAAGTACGGTACCGCTGGAAGCCGCGCATCCTCTACCTCGACGAGTTCGCTTTGACGGGACCGGGATGGACACACGACGGCGATCCGAAAGACAACTACCCCAAGGCGTTCTTCGTCAGCCCCTCTGACCCTGACCTGTCCCTGTCCTTCGGGACGGAGACGGTGTACGGCCCCTCACCGGGGGCGGTGCAGACGTGCTATCAGCGGACGATGGAACGTATCCGCTCCGGCCGGTCGCTGGTGATCCACCTGCGCATCGGCGACGAGGAGGTTTCCAATATCGACTTTGGGCAGCCTATCGAGGTGCATGATGGGGAAATGTCCCATTGGTACCATATCGCCAAGATCGAACAGAAGCGGTTCGGCGTTGACGAGTACACCGAATGTGAATTGATACCCCTCTGATCCGATGGCAGACGAGATCGTAGTTTCGCTAAGGCTCGAAGAGGGAAACACGCGCCAGCAGTTCCAGGCGCTGAACGCCGCGCTGGTGGACGTGCGCTCGGAACTGAACGCATCGAACAAGGCGCTACGCGACAACGCGAAGGAGCGGGATGCGCTCAATAAGAAGATACAGGAGAGCGGCGAGGCCACCGAGCAGGAGGCAGCACGGCTGCGGCGGCTGAACGAGGACCGCGTGAAGTTGAAGAAGACGAACGCGGACTTGGTGCAGAGCTTTTCGGGGTTGTCGGCACAGTTCCGCGAGGCCCGTAACGATGTATCGGGGTTGACGGATGCGGGGCTGCGGTTCCGCGATGTGCTCACCTCGGCCACAGTAGCGGCGCTGAAGGAGACGGGCGTGATCGGTCAACTGAGCGTGCGGCTGGATCACTTGCGCGAATCGCAGGACCGGCTCACGGCAGAGTACCGCGATGGGAAGATATCGGCTCAACAGTACAAGCAGCAGATCGACGCGATTGGGCGTGAGGCGCAGCAGACGAGTGCGCAGCTCGGGGAGTTGAACGGGAAGGTGGATCGCATCACCACGGAGTTCCGCGAGGGCCGCATCACGGCAGAGCAGTACCGCGCGGGGGTGGCGTCCATCAACAGCGGGATCGACAAGCAAAGCAAGGCCCTATCGGGTGCGGTCAGCAACCTCAAGAGCTACGCGCTGGGGATGTTCGGCGCCGTTGCTGCGGTTGCCGCTGTTGGGCGTGTGTTCGGTGATGCTGCCGATACGGTATTGGAGTTCGACCAAGCGATGGCCGGTATCCGTGCGCTGGGCGATGAGTTCGCAGCGCAGGCCGATACCATCGCTGAATCGCTGATCCGCATCGGCCCGAGCCTGGGGCGCACGCCGAAGGAAGCGGCCGAAGGGTTCACCGAACTCGCGAAGGCGGGTCTTGACACGGCAACTATCCTCGGGGGTGGCCTGTCCGCAGCGTTGGCCCTTTCTGCCGCCGGAGGTATCGCCGTGGGGGATAGTGCGGAGTACATGGCTTCGGCCCTTGCACAGTTCAACCTTGATGGTGAAGACGCCGCGCACGTATCGGACCTGCTGGCGAAGGGCGCGAACATCGCACAGGGTGGCGTGGGGGATATGGCGCAGGCGATGGCACAGGCGGGCCTCGTTGCCAATGGCTTCGGCCTTTCGATCGATGAGACGATCGGCGGGTTGACGGCATTCGCCAACGCGGGACTGATAGGCAGCGACGCGGGTACTTCGCTGCGTAGCGCCTTGGTTCGTTTGGAGAATCCCACGAAGCAGGCGCGCGATGCCATGCAGAAGTACGGCATCGAAGTGACCAACGCGAAAGGGGAGTTCCTATCCCTTGCAGAGATAGCTGGCAACCTTCGCCAAGGTTTGGCCGGGGTGACGGATGCGCAGCGCACGCAGACGCTGGCCATGATCTTCGGGCAGGATGCGCTACGTGTGGCCAACATCCTGTATGAAGAGGGGCGCGAAGGCATCGAAAAGTACACGGAGGCGGTGAACGATTCAGGATTCGCCCTTCGCACCGCAGCCGAACAACTCAGCAGCGTATCCGGCGACTTCGACAAGCTGGGGGCCGCATGGGATGCGTTCATACTTTCGGTGGACAAGGGGGAGGGCGTGATCTCGCGCGTCTTCAGCGGGGCAGCGCAGGCCGCGCGCCAGCTATTGCAGAACCTGTCCCGCGACTTCTCGGACGCGCAGCAAGAGATCTTCGACCTCACGCGCGCACAGGCCATCGCCCTCGGTGCCAGCGTAGACGAAGCGGAGGCGGCGGCGGACAAGGCGGCAAACGCAGCGCGCGACTTCGCACAGGCCGCGCGTGCGGGGTTCGCTGAAGACCTCACCGCTCCGGTGGTGGAGCGCATCGAGAAGATCAGTGCGGACTATGTTGCGGCGATCGATGCCGCGAAAGGGTACGCGGATACGGTGAGCGGCCTTCGGCAGACGAACGTAGCCCTGAGCATCGCCGAAGAAGAAGCGCAACAGAAGCGCCTCGCCTACTATCGGGCGAATAGCGAACTGGCGAAGGGTGCGAACTCTTCACGGCAGGCTGAACTCTTTTCTATTGCGAACGCCGCACGCGCTGAAAGTGCCGCAGCGGATGAAACGGTGCGCGCGATCAAAAAGGTGGTCAAGGCGCGCGAGGCGGCGATCGAAGAAGCGGAACGGAAGAAGGCCGTGGAGGGTGACGCCTCAGCAGCGGCGGTTGAAGGTGACGAGGAACAAGTGAAGAGCAGCGGCAAGGTGGCCGCCTCCATTTCCAACGTAGCCGGTAGCGTTGCCGACCTGTCCGAGCGCATCAAAGAACTGAAGGCGCAACAGGCCCAAAGCACGGACAGCGCACAATTCGCCACCTATCAAACGCAGATCGACGAACTCGACAAGTCCATCAGCGACATCACCGGCGAGACGTTGCGCGCCCTGGAGGCTGAGATGCAAAAGCTGGCGGACGCTACGCCGCGCCGCATCGGCATCGTTCAGCCCGACCTCGGTGACGGTCGCGGTTCATTCGACCCCGAAGCCGCACGCAAGGCGCAACTCAAGAACCTGGCCGACCTGGAGGATCAGGTCCGCATCGATCAGATACGCGGCATCCGTGACTTCGACAACGAGCGGATGATCTTGGAACAGAAGTACGCCGCCGGGATCATAAAGAGCCGCGAAGAACTGAACGCGGAACTCGAAAGGCTGGATCGCGAGCAAACCGCAGCGCAGGAGAACGAAATGAACCAGGTGCTTGGTGCATTCTCACAGATCGCGCAGAGCATCAACGACATTGATACGCTTTCCACGAATAAGCGCATCGCGGAGATCGACCGCCGCATACGTGCAGAGGAGGATGCCGGTAACGATGCTTCGGCCTTGCGCGCCGAACGGGACCGCGAGGAGAAGGAACTGGCGGTCAGAACGGCGAAGCGCGAGCGCGCCGTAGCCATCCTCACCATCGCGGTGCAGACGGCCGCAGCCATCGCCAAGGCGACATCCAGTTCAGCGGCCGGGGACCCCTACACCCTCGTGGCACGCATCGCCATCGCCGTGGCGGCGGTGGTGGCGGCAATGGCCAAGGCCTCGGCATCGATCAGCGCCGCAAGTGCGGATGGGTTCGCCACTGGTGGGGAGGTCAAGCGCACCCCTTCGGGCAAGGGCGGGCGCGTGGAGCCGCACCATGGAAAGGTGATACGCCGCGCCAATGGCGACAACAGGCTCATCACCGCATACGTCGGGGAGGTGATCCTGAACGAGCGCCAGAAGGCAACACTTCAGCGCATCGCGGGGCCGGACATCTTCGCGCGCATCGGAGTCCCTGGCATGGGCCGCGTGTCGCAGGGTATGCGGTCCACCATGCCCATCGGCTTCGCTACCGGCGGCATCGTGCCCCTCACCGCGCAGGCATCCCCGGAGACGGTGGTGCGCGTGGACAACAGCAACGTATTGGCGGAGACGCTGGGGCAGGAGGTGATCGTACGCGTCACGGACATCAACAAGGCACAGGGCCGCGTAGCCCGTGTGCGCGATAGGTCACGAGCATGAGCAAGGCAATGGCGGATGCACGGCGGCGGATCGTCGCCATCTACGGCGAGGAGGCCGGGCGCGTGCTGGATCACCTCGTCGTGATGGGCGTGCTTGACGATGTGCTGGCACGGCGCTACGTCTTGCGGTCGGAATACTTCCATCAAATGCGGATTGATAGCCGACGCGAAACCGCCATCCTCCTTGAGCTATCGGACGAATGGGGCGTGAGCCGCGAGGGCATCATGCACATTTGTAAGTGACCGTTACGTGATCGGTACCCCGTCGGCGGTTTTTTTGCCTGTGATATGGCAAAAGCCGCCGTCCTTCAGGAACTCCCAGAGGTACGCATCCTCGGTGAGATAACCGCGCTGAGTGCGCAGTTATGTATAGACGAGCTTTCCGCCTACCGTGGCCAGACCGTAGCTATTTCGATCTTTTCCGATGGTGGTGACGCATTCGGGGGCAACGCCGTAGCCGCCTACATCAGCAACCCCGCCAACGGCATCACCGCCGAGGCGCGCGTGTACGGCAACGCTTCATCGGCCGCCATGATAATCGCCGCCGCCTGCGCCCGCGCCTACATTTCATCCGGCGCCTTCGCGCTGGTGCATAAGGCCCGCGCCTTCGACAGCGACGGCGTGGCGATCGCTGATGGCGACCTCGACAAAGAACAGCGCAACATTCTCGACGCCATCAACGCCGAGCAGGTGCGCCTCTTCGTCCGTCGCACCGGAATGACGCCATCCGCCGTGAACAAGCTCATGGAACAGGATAGGCTCATGCCGTCCGATGAGGCGGTGGACAAGGGCTTCTTCGACGGAATAATCGAACTGGGCGCACGTATCGCGGCCTACTCTAAGATCAACAGCATGAGCGACAACAAACAGGTCCGCTCCTTCAAGGTGAAGGTAGCGCGGACCATCGACAACATCGGGGCGATCGCCACCGGTGGCGAGGTAACGGTGGAGATCCCCGAAGCGGAGATAGACGCCAATGGCGCGCAGCGCATCACCGAGCTGGATGCCAGCATCGCAGCCCTCACCAAGGAGCGCGATGAGCTGAAGGCCGCCAAGGAAGAGGCCGAGCGCATCAACGCCGAAGCCACCGCCGCGAACGAGGCGCTGGATACGGAGGTGAAGGCCGCCCGCGAGGAGGCCGCGAAGTTCAAGGCCGAGGTGGAGACACTGAAGAAGACGCCGATCAAGGCCGTGACGCCCCCCGCCGGTACGGATGTGGTGGTGCCCGGTAACGAGGAGCAAAAAGAAACCCGCAATATGAGTGCGGAGGAGCAGCGGATCAACAGCGTGATCGAGCGCCAGAACAGGTTCTTCGCCGAGCGCGACAAAAAGTAAACTACAACGATGGCAAATCTCTTTTCCGGCCTTTCGGCCTTCACGGACGAACAGTCCAACCGCGAGCAGTTCTGGCTCGACGCCCTCTTCCCCGGCAACGGAGCGGCGGACTTCGCCCGCGCCGTGGGCATGGTGATCCCGGACCTGAAGGTTCCGCGAGCCCTGCCGAAGTTGACCACCGTCGTGGGCTTCGCCGATGGCGCGGTTTGCAGCGATGACTTCGAAAACGACAACGACAGCACCATCACCCAGAGCACGATCACGCCTTACAAGGCGCTGGCGCAGGATAGCTGGTGCCCGCATGGCGAAGGGTGGGAGACGTACTTCACCGCGCTGGGGATGCCCGCCGGTCAGTATTACTCTTCCCTCGGCATCTGGCAGAGCCACCTCATCGGTGACCTGCTGCGCCGCATCTCGCGCAACGTTGATATCAATGCGTGGATCGGCAACCAGTTGCCCGACAAGTGGACCTTCAGCGGTTGGCACGATCAACTGTTGGAGGCCGTACTCGGCACGTACAACATCAGCAGCAACCCGACCGGCGGCAACGTCGGCACCACCACGCCCACCAGCGGCGGAAGTGCCGGAACGGATGCGCAGGGCGTGTACAACATCTGCACGGCGCTGATCGAGGCGGCGATGGCAACGCAGTCGGTGAGCGGATCGGACTTCGCTGCCGACATCATGGCGGGCAACGCCTACATCGTGATGAACCCGCTGAACCGCGAGTACCTGCGCCAGAACTACGCCAAGCTGCACGGTTTGGCGATGCCTGAGCACGCTCCCGGTCTGGCCGGATTGCAGAACAACGCCTTCGGCGCGTTCAACTTCCCTGGCTACTCCATCCCGGTGATCACCGCTCCGTGGATCCCGCAGAGCACGATCATCCTGTCCCGCAAGGGCAACCAGGTGTTCGGTTATGACCTCCAAGCCGCAGGCAACACGCTCGACGTGTGGCTGGCGGATGACCACGACACGATCCGGTGGAAGTTCCGCAGCATGTTCGGCGTAAGCTGGCGCGAACTCACCGGCAACGCGGTGAAGGTGTGGGGTCCTGCTTCGTAACCTGAAAAAAGAACAAAACAATGGCATGTAACATAACGGCCGGTATGGGTCGCCCGGATTGCCCGGGCGAAACACCCGGCGCATACGACACGATCTACCTCTACAACCGCAGCCGCGTGACGTTCACCGTGGCGGGCGATGATTCGGTGGAACTGGTGAACTTCCAGGGTGCGGAGGGCTTCTACCAGGTGGTGGCGAAGAAAGGGTCCGTGGTCGCCTCGGAAGAGCTGCAAGCGGCCTCCGGCATCACGAGCTACACGCACACGCTGGTATTCTCGCTGGCCGACCTGAGCATCGAGGCGCGCAACTTCGTGAACGACCTGAACGGTGCGCAGCTTGGCGCCATCGTCCGTACCAAGGGGGACAAGTTCATCTTCTTTGGCTACAACGAGGGGTTGACCATGACCGGCAACACGATGAGCACGGAGGTGGATGCGCTGGGCGAGACGATCACCCTTTCGGAAGAGATGGTGAACGAGAAGACCAGGCGTTTCTGGGATACTGACCTGGCCACGACCATCGCGGCCATCACGCCGATCGTCGCCAGCTAATGGAGGGCGAGAAGGATATCAAGGCTACACCGGCAAGGGGGGGATTCCACCCCCCTGAGCCGAAGCCGAAAGCTGTGACGTGGATACTGGCCAAGGGCGATCGTTTGGTGATACCGGGACTTTTCGAGATCACGAATGCGCACTTGACCAACCCGCGTATCTTGGACGCAATATCGGCGCACGAGGCGAAGAACGACATGCGTATCTTCGGGCGCGAGATCATCCGAAAGGGGTAGTGTTCTGTGGTGGTTCGTTGACGGGCGGGGGGTGGAGACGCCCCCCGTTCCATTAAGATGGCAAAGAGGAGAACGACAGCGGCTAAACGGGCGCGGCGGGTGAGCTTCAAAGCCTACCTGCGCGAAAGCAGCGTGGCCCCCGTGGTGGACCGCGATGTCATCGCTCAGGATTGGGTGTGGCACGGAATGGATAACCTGTATCCGGTACACCTCCGCAAGTTGGTGGACAACTGCGGGCCGCTGGAGCGCTCCATTACGCAGCTATCGGAGTTCGTCGCTGGCACGGGGATCACCTTCGTGGATAGGGACGGAAAGACCATCGAGGGGGCACAAGAAGTGTTTCAGGGTTGGGTATCCGAAATGGGTGAGGAGGCTTTCCTTGCGCGTTGCGGGTACGATGTTTCCCACGGCCTGGGGCTGACCTTGACGGTGCGCCGGGCCTTCGGTGGCGAGATAGCGCGCGTGGATCATTCACCGCGCATGGTGTGGCGCATGGGAAAGACGCGCGAGGGCTATGCCCCCGTGATGTACCGGTCGGGGGATTGGGCGAAAGCCCTGAGCGATGTCGAGTACAAGCCCGAGGGCGTGGAGTTGTTCGACTTCACCGGCAAGATGCGCACCGAGGAGGGTGTGATCTTCGAGCGCCAGTACCATCCGTTGGAGCCGGTCTACGGCCGCCTGTTCTGGATGGGAGCTATGCGCGCCGCGGAGGTGTGGGTTAAAGTGGACAATTACAACCGTACCCAGATCGATACCGGCTTCACGCCTTCGGTCATCATCGGGACGCGGTTCGAGGGTACGGAGGAAGAGGTAGCCAAGCACGAGGACGATGTGAACCTGACCATGACCGGAAGCGGCGGGAAAGGTGCCGTGGTCTTCACGATGGGCGCCGGGGAGGGGGAGCCGTTCTTCCGTGAGCTATCCCGTGGCAACCATGCCGGGGAGTTGGATCAGATCGGAAACCGGTGTGCGGATGTGATCTACGACACCTTCGGCATCCCTTCGCTGCTGATGCGCGACCGCGAGGGCGGACTGACATCACAGGAACGCGCCATCGCCATCCGGCTGCAACAACTGCAACGCACGGTGGTGGCGCGTAAGCAGCGGATGATAACCGCGCCCCTGGTGAAGCTCATGAACCTATCCGGCGTGCCGGTGTGGGATGCGCGGATTTCGCCCCTTCAGATCTTCGATCCGGTGCAGAGTGAGAAGGTGATGTTGTTGAGCCGTTCGGTGAACGAGGTGCGGGCGGATGCCGGTTTGGAGGCGCGGCCGGATGGTGAGCAGATACTTGCTGAGGTCGCGCGCAATGGTGACGGGAACGTTGATATCCAGGCGCCATGAGTTGGAACACGACGCAGATCATTTCCCCCGCCACTGTGCGCACGCTGTCGAAGCTGGCCGCCGGGGTGGAGGATCGCAAGCTGTCTCCAGGGATCGCGGATGCGCAGCGCGCGCTATTGCAGGCGCTGGGCGTGGTGCTCTACACGATGATCGAGGATGCGGACCCGGTGACGGATGCCACCTTGGGCGGTGATACCGGTCTGGCAACGCTGTACGATGAACACGCGAAATACTTTCTTGCGTGGCGTGCCAAGGCCGATTCCATGCCTGACCTGTGGGCGGAGCCGGATCGGAACGGCGTGTTTCAGCGCGCGAACGAGGATCATTCCACGGTATCGGGGTCAACGCTGAACGTGTTGACGGCGAAGGCTGCGGCGCGTGCGGATGCGCACATGAATGACATGATCGCCTACCTGAAGGAGCTTGATCCTGCTGACCCTATCCGCGTGGCGTGGGATACGGCAACGGATGGGGAGAAGCGCAGGCCAGCGGGGAGGTCGAATGTTTCCGGCAGGTTGAGCGTGCGCAAACACCCGTGGCAGCAATGAGCGACGAACAGAGGGAGAGCATGGGGCTTGCGATGACGTGGATCTTCCGGGTTATGACCGGGCTTGGTGCGTTCTTTCTGATCCAGACATACACGCTGGTATCGAAGACCAACGATATGATCCAGTCGCATCTACTGCGCTATGAGAAGGACCACACCGAAATAGAGGTTCGGATGCATACCATCGAACGGGATGCGGAGCGTGAACGGGAACGCGACCGCACGAGCAACAATAACAGGGCATGGTACCCGAAGCCAAGTAAACAGACGAACGAACACGAAGACTGATGAACACGATACTGACCAACTTTTTCTCCAGCATGGACCCCGTAATGATCCTTGTGGCGCTCATTTCCTTCGGCCTTCACATCTACGGCAAGTGGATGAGCCGCACCGAGCCGGTGAAGTTCTGGGCGTGGTTGAAGGCCAACGCGCATTACATCGGGTATGCCGTGGCCTTGGGATCGCTGGCCTCACTGATGCACACCGAGTTGATGGACGTGCTGGGCTTCACCAAGCCGCTCACCTATACGTTCTTCGTGTGGTACGGAGGTGCGCACGGCGTATCGCAGGCCCTCGGCATCAAAGCCGCTGGCGAGCAGCGCAAGGCTGAAAAGAAAGGCTGATGCGCACGATCCACCTTGACCGGATCCTGATGACGAGCACCTTCACGCTCGGCAAGATCGTGGTCACCGGGGATCACGGCGTTGAGTTATTCGAGTGCGTGAGCCTGGAGTTGCCGTGGCGTGGGAACCAACCGCGCACCTCGTGCATACCAGAGGGAACGTATCCGATGCGATTGGAGTGGTCGCCTTCCTTTCGGGATAACCTGTGGGAACTGAAGGAGGTACCCGACCGGTCGGAGGTGAAGATCCACGCGGCTAACTACGTGACCCAGCTAAGGGGCTGCATCGCGCCGGGGCTGAAGGCGGTGGACATCAACGGCGACGGCACGATGGACGTGTCCAGTTCACGGGTGGCCTTCGTCCGGCTTATGGCCGCGATCGGCGCTACACGAAAGGCAGAGATCATCATCCGCAACCTTGACACGAATTGGCGTAACTGACCCCAACCCCATGAGATACCTGAACCACGGCCTCACGGCGATCCTGGTCCTCGCGATCGCATACGCGATGCTTCGCGGATTTCAGGCCGAGGTGGATGGCGCGGCAAGCGACCGGGCGCGGCAAGCTGAAAGGGAGCGCGACAGCGTGGCGCGGGAGGCGTACCGGTGGCGGACAGAGGCGGAAGGATACGAACGGAGGGCGGACAGCCTTGCGGCGCTGGTGGACAGCGCGAAGGCGGTGCTGCCGCCGATGGAAGGGGTGAGGGATGCGAAGGTGAAGGCGCTGAAGTACGCGCCATTGAACGCGGTGATCGACACGCTGGCGAAGGAATGAGGCTGCTTGCCGCCATAGCTGTGATAATGTGCCTTGATGTACAAGGCCAGGTGGACAGCCGTTGGCGCATACTCGTGGAGCGGGATACAATGGTCGTTGGTCCGTTGGATGACCTGCGGAGGTATGCGGGGCTGCGGGCGGCGAAGAACGAGGAGGTGCGGCGGTGCGTGTGGGAGTTGCACCAGCGGGCGAACGAGGTGGCGTTGCTGCGGAGCGCGCTGGACCTGTCGAGGAAGAGCGACAAGGCGAACGCGGAGTTGGTGGGCGACCTGAACGAGGCGCTGGTGAATCAGAGCGACCGGCTGGCGAAGGCAGAGCGGAAGGCGCGGCGGCGCTCACCTGTCGTTTGGGGGCTGGCCGGTGCCGTGGTCGGAATACTCGGAACCGCATATCTGAACCGATGAAAGGGCGATCATTGATATACTACCTGTAACCCCTGACCAATGAGCAAAAAGAAGACCCCGATCGTTGTGACCCTGAAGAGGGGGAAGCACAAGACGCAGCCGTGGATGTTCTACATTGATGACGCTGGACCGGGGCCGAAGGTCACGGTGAAGGAGCGGTACGCCAAGCCGCGCAACGCATGGCGCGGGGCGCTGCGCAAGCTGGGGGCGTGGAGCGGCACCACCAGCGGCGACCATAGGACGCCAGACGGGCGGAAGATCCTGAAGGTTCTGGCATAAACATACCAACAATGAACGCATCAGACGAAAAGGCGATCATCGAAATGCTCGCCACGGTACGCGAACAAGCGGCCACCATCGCGCAACTGAAGGAGCGCGTGGAATACCTTCAAAAGCAGAACGAGATGTTGATCCAGCGCATGCCCATCAGTGCGCCGGACACGTTCCCGCTGAACCCGACGTGGGTGTTCAGTCCCCCTTACTCACCCGTCCCCAACGAGATCACATGCGCAACCTGCTGATTTCGTAACGAACAAAGCCAATAGACATGAGCCTTCGATACATCGACATCGCCGCGAAGTACAGCGCCAACTGGCTGGACGGGAACAAGCGCCTCAGTGATGAGTTCCCGACAGTGGCAGCGGCCAAGGACGCGCTGCCATGGGCGTACAAATACTGGAACGCTGCCGGTATGTCCGACGCGACATTCATGGCCACATACCTCGGCTGTGCGATCGCTCAGGACGCGGCCCGGTTCGAGGAGGCGCCGAACAACCTGACATCCGGCTACCTCAACGCTTACAACTATGCCGACTGGTCAAAGGCGGTCGGCAAGTGGAAGATGAACAGGTCTGTGCCCATCCCGCGCGGTGGCATGGAGGGGGCTTCCTCATTCTGGTACGCTGGCCAAGGTTCGGATCACGGCATGGCGGCTACTGAGTTCGTCATGGATGACGCCGATTGGTGGCCGCTGAACCAAACTGAACGCAGGGTATTTGAGACGCCGAACAGTGGCCTGGACGGCGCCAACAACATGAGCTACAACGAGAGTTTCCGCGTTGAACGCATCCTCGTTTCGGGTCCCGGAAAGTTCGGCGATGGCATCAACCGCATCGGCATCTTGTTCCGCAGGGGTGGTGAATGCACGTGGGTGAACCAGGTTCGCACGAACGACTTCCAACGCGGGTTCGTCGCCATTGGTGGTGTGCCCCTGACCTGCGGAACGATAACCAGCTTCGGCAATGAGTTCCAGGGATTCCTTTTCGCAGGTAGCGCGCTGTCAACCCTGAACATCCAAACGCTCAGTGGCGACGACAATGCGGAGCTTTTCGCCATGCGAGCGGCTTACGACGGCGCTCCCGGCGGCCGGGCGAACATCGGCCTACTGAAGTCCGAGGGCGGCATCACCGCCGGGCACACTTTCCGCAACCAGGTAGCCGCTCGCTTAGACGGTCAATACGTTGCTAACATCGGTATCGTATCGTTCGCGAACAAGCCGCCCAGCGTGCCGGAGGCGATGTTCGTGGTGGATCCCCGCCTGCCGGGTGGAGCCGGGCAGAAGTCCCTTTTGCGCGTGGGCGGCTGCATCGGCTTCGGCTACTCGAAACTGTTGGTCAACAAGGCTACTGGCCGCTCGTGGAGCAGCAGCGGCGACTACTCGGGCGTGAGCTTTGAGCACTATGCCTCGGGCGATCGTCTGATCACGAACGCCTCTGGCGTGAACGCATCCGATGGAACGCCGACGACGCCTGTTGACCCTCCGGTGAACCCTCCCGTCGATCCGCCCGTCAACCCGCCGACCGTCCTCACCTTCACGCCCCTTTCACCGCTGAAGGACGGCACCGTTGAGGGCGTTCTAAGGGAAGCCCGCTTCGCCGTGGACGGCAACCCCTCCACCTTCTGGATCAGCGACCGCAGCATGGCGAACGGGCAGGCGGTCGAGGTGTCCTTCCCTTCGCGCTCGGTGGCCGGGGTAACCATCAGCACCGGCCGCTACACCAACAGCTACCCCCGGACCTATACGGTGGACTACTGGACCGGATCGGCGTGGTCCCGGCTGGGGAGCTACACGGGCGCCGTCAACAGCGCGGCCACATGGAGCGCCAAGACCACCACGAAGCTGAAGATCACCTGCACGGCCGCCAATGGCAACTGGTGGAGCATCAACGAGGTGGTTCTGAAGTGATTATATTTGGCCCCACTGAAGCCCCCTCCTGCCCGGACACCGTGAGTTGCGACTCACGACTTTAAGCGGGAGAGGCCCCCAAGGAAGCGCCCACTCCACGGGGCGCTTTCGCTTTCCAGCCAAACGTTACAGGCCTCTTTTTTTTTCTTACTTCCTTACTGAAGAAGAATCAAACTGCGCCAGAGGGTGAGGAAGGTTCAGGAGATGATGCCCCCCTTACCCCCCACAGGTTTTCAAGGTGCAAAGGCACTCCGTGTGGGAGATAAGGAGAGCATCGATCTACTCGTGGATACTGAGGTTCGGTTTTCACACCGCGCCGTCGGGATCGGATAGGCCTATCGATGCTCGCCCGCGATCATGCAATCGCCGCGCACCTTACAGCTTCACGAGCTCAGATAGCGCGCCCGGGGTTTATGCTCCCCGCTGGGCGCTAATGTATAAGAATGTTTCGGGCCTGCAAAACGGATGCGGGGGCCTCTTTTTTCGGAAATGTGACGAACGGTTAGGGATACCCGTGCCCATGTCGTACATACGCCTATATTTGCCGACGTGCAAAATAAACAGACCATGAAAATAAGACAGTTGAAAGAGTGCGTGTTCCCGATCAAGATGACCCTCAAGGAGCGCGACATCCTGCGCAAGCTCGCAGACCGACACACCGGCGGCAACGCTGCCGAGTTCATCCGCCGCTTCATCCGTGACCTTCACGCCAAACAAACAGCGAAATGAGCGAACGCACCGGAGCGCCGCACGACATGGACTTCGAGCGCGCCTTCATGACCTACGATCCCTTCGGCGAGTTCGCCCCCGGATTTGACGATCCCATCGACTTCGAGGAGGAGGCCACCCCCTGCGAGCACTGCGGCGCCGAAGTGACGCACGAGCTGCCCGGATACGTTGACCTGTGCGACCCCTGCGCCGTGGCCAACGCTCACGCCTGCGGGGACTGGGATGAGCAGTCCACCGCCGCCTTCCGCCGCCTCAACCCTTGCCCAATAACCTGCTGAAACCACCAACATCATGAACCTCGAAAAGATCACACAAGACCTGTACGACCTGCTGCAAAAGCACGTTCCTACAACGGACTACATGGCCGCAGAGAACGCCTGCACGATGGACGACGTGCGTTGGCGCGAGAAATGGGGGGAGGACAGCGACACCGTGGGCGACCTGCGCAGCGCGCGCCGCGACGTGCTGGACGGGATCCGTAGGCTTGCGGATGACATCGCACGGCTGGCCAGGGACGTGGCAGCGACGAAAGCAGCCTGACCAACACCAACACCAACACCCATGGAACAAGTACCTAACTACGGCGCGATCTGGCACCTGACCGACGATCAGCGCACGGCCGAGGAGTGCCTGGCGGCGGTGCAGCAGCACGGCGACGCGATCCGGCACCTGACCGACGATCAGCGCACGGCCGAGGTGTGCATGGCGGCGGTGCAGCAGGACGGCTACGCGATCCAATACCTGACAGACCATCAGCGCACGACCGAGGTGTGCCTGGCGGCGGTGCAGCAGGACGGCTACGCGATCTGGCACCTGACCGACGATCAGCGCACGGCCGAGGTGTGCCTGGCGGCGGTGCGGCAGAACGGCTTCGCGATCCACTACCTGACCGACGATCAGCGCACGGCCGAGGTGTGCCTGGCGGCGGTGCAGCAGAACGGCGACGCGATCTGGCACCTGACCGACGATCAGAAGCAACGCGCTGGCTTGTAACATACTCACATGAAGGGACATCACATGACCAACGACCTGCCGATACTGCCCATCGTGGACGAGCGCGCCGACAAGGAACGCCGCACGCTGAACTACCCGGTGGACCTGTGCCGCCACCTGCGATCGATGCACTGGTCGGCCGCGTCCGCCACCTACATGGCCAACATGCCCATGTTCCAGATGCTGGCCGACGACATGGACTACTCGCAGCGCGGGATGCGCTTGAGGGACAAGCTGGCGAGTTTGAATTGAACACCAACACCACCAACACCAATGAGCCTCACGAAAAGCAGCCCGGCCTATGAACGGTGGGCCGAAGAGCAGCGCGAAGACCTGGAGCACTCGCACACCGAGTACCTGGAAAGCCTCTACCTGCGCGGCCGCCAGCGCTTCCCGGCGGACGATGAACACACCGAAACCAAACCCGCCGAAAGGCACAACACGATGAACAATGGCACGAGGAACAACAACTGAAGGAGGCAGGCCCATCTACCTGCGCATGGCGGAGGGCAAGATCGTGGAGACTGTCGAGCCAAACACCGACGGCGCCATCATGCGCACGACCAAGACCGGCCGCGAAGTGTGGGAGCGCCGTGACGGCTACGTTGACGGCATCATCACCTCCATGTTCCACCGGGAGCGCGAAGTGAACGGGGAGAAGATGGAGAGCCTGGTCATCCGCCTGCGCGACAAGGACGAGCACTACTCGCTGGAGGTGAACAAGGGCTCGCGTTATTGGGTATCGATCATGATGCGGCTGCCCAATGTCAACGCGAGCCAGCCTGTACGGTTCATGCCTTACGACTTCGAGGCCAAGGGCGAGGATGGCACGATGCGCCGCATGATCGGGAGCAACCTGTACCAGAACGGCCGGAAGATCGATCCGGCGTGGAGCAAGTCGAGCCCCGGAGACCTCCCCCAGGGGCAGAAGGTGCGCGTCAACGGAAAGGAAGTATGGGACTTCGAGGCGCGCGACAAGTACCTGCTGCGGGTGTTCGCCGAATTGGTCGATCAGTTGCAGACCGGCGACATGGCCATGGGCGGCGTGAACGACGAGCACCCGCCCGCGCCCACCGTGGACGACATGCCCCCCGCTGCGCTCGAACCCGATGATCTGCCCTGGTGATGGACTTGCGCAGCATCATAGGACACGCCGAAGCCCTCTCAGGATCGGTACTCTCCGGAGAGGGGGACGCGCTGCTGGCTTACGCTGACCTCCGGGCGGCGCAAGGGGCGATCGCGGAAGCGCTGAAGAACATCGAGGACATCGCCTTGGCCGAGGCGCGGAAGTACGGCAAGAGCTTCGACCGCCACGGCCTCAACTGGACCGTCAGCGAAGGCCGCAGGGCCTACAAGTACGATCACTTGCACGACTGGTCGGAAGCAAAGGCCGCGCTGACCCGCATAGAGGAGCGTGCCAAGCAGGCCGCGATCGCCTACTCCAACGGCATGGGCATGCACACCGACGATGGCGAGGTCATCGAGGCGGCCATAGTAACCTACGGGAAGGCATCGTTGTCGATCAAAGGGATCAAATGATGCGCCACACCGTCTACGGCTTCATGCCCCTGGTCGGTAAGCTCCAGTGCCAGCCGTTCGCGCTGCTGCTGGACGCGCTGCGCGGGAGGAACATCAAGATCGAAGTGAGCGATGCCAAGCCCACGCGGTCCACCCAGCAGAACCGGTACTATTGGGGCGTGGTCGTGTGGATGATCTGGCAGGGGCTGAAGGAAGCGGGCTGGGACCTGTCGCGTGAAGAAACGCACGAGATGCTTCGGGTGCGCTTCCTGAGCGAGGACCGGCCGCTGAACAACGACGGCGAGTTCGCCACCGTCG